GCTATCGCTGAAAAGCCGGGAGCGTTACGCGTTCTGACACATACGCTTAACCAGGCGTGGCTCACCGCCAGCGGTGAAGGTGCGGCGCTGACAGAAAAACATATTAATGCGGCCTTTAAAGAGGTTTATACCAACCCTGAATTACTCTCACAGGTGTGATTATGGCGGTATTTTATATTCCTGATATTTACGGACGCTTTTACCTGGTTAATTTCGATAACGTGAAGGTGATTTCACTGGCCGAAAATAAAGAATGTGGCGATTTACTTTTTGAATTTAATGACCGCACACGAATGGTGATATCTGCCGGACTTGATCGCGAAGGTGCGACAGACGTTTACAGCGGAATATGCCGTTCTGTTGGTGCGAAACAAGTCAGCTAAATGAGGTGTTATATGAATATGCAATCCTGCGGTAACAAAATGAATTTATTCGACTCCCTGAACAGCGCGCGCCGTCTGACCGAACTTGCCGGTGCGGTACTGGAACGCAGTAAGCGCTACCCACAACGTTTTGCACTGAAAACCACGCCGCCGGTAGGCAACGTGCAGGGAACCGGTGAAATTGAAATCACCATACAGACCAACGGCCTGCGCCGCCGTGTGAAGGCCACCCGCATCAGCGGCTGCACGGTTTACTGGGAGGTGTGAGGTGAAAAAAAATCTCATTGCATGGGCGTGGTCGAGTGGTCTTATTGAGTTTGGTTACGTCCTGCCGGAAGGTGCATTGCCGATAGTTGCCGGAAAGCCTGCCACGGTACGGCATGTGATTGAGGTTATGGCGCGTCATGGACGTGATGAACAGGAGCAGTTACTGGTTCCGGGGATACCGGAAGCGGTGACGGAGGAAGAAGCCTTTAATGCCATGATTCGGTTCTGCCGTGAGGTCAGACGCCGGGTCAGTTATCCAAACAGAACGAGGACCAGAGGGTGAGTAAAGTCGTACGCATTATTTTCGAATACAAGGAGCACGTTATCCATAAAAACGCTGATGGAACAGTGCGCATGGGGGTAAGTCTGGACATACGTTCAACCGGGATAAAGCAGAAAGGTGATGGACCCGCCATGATTTTTGGGGTGGTTATGCTCGCGGAAAGCAGAGACTTTGCTGAACTTGTGGCAATGAAAGCCAGTGCGCTCATGAAAGATATGAGCATGCGTTCCGGGGTTATTAAAGGTAATGAATTTAATCAGCAGGGGTAATTCCATGAGCAAAGTACGCGTTATTTTTGAATTTAAGCATGTTTCGCATGACGAAAAACCGGCAGGCAATGACTGTGTTGAAGTGCATGAAAAGATTGGTGTGGATGTAAAAACAGAACGTGATACGAATAACAGGCCGACGTCACTCTGTGACGTTTATGCAAGTATTCTCCAGTATCACAGCCCTGAAATTATTCAGTTTCTCTCAGCGGAATTTCAGGCATCTGTACAGGCTTTTGGGGCGGATGCCATCATTAAACGCCACCGCGTGCATAAAGCATCAGGCACACTGCAATAAGGAAAAACAAAATGGCAAAACGCGTTACAAAATTAAAGGCCGCAGCAGAGGCGGCACCGCAGACCCGTGAAGAGGTCAGCCGCGATATCCGCACCCTGGGCGATATTCAGCGAGAGGCGCTGCGCCTGGAAACAGCGATGAATGATGAAGTGGCAGAAATCACCGCCCGTTATACGCCGCAGATTGAAAACCTTAAAAAAGAAATCAAAGTGCTTTTTAAGGGGATTCAGGACTGGTGCAAAACCAACCGTGATGAGCTGACGAACGGCGGCAAAACCAAAACTGCCAATCTGACCACCGGAACGGTGTCATGGCGACTGGGGAATCCATCATGCAGCGTCAGTCGTGATGTGGAAGGTGTGATTGAAATGCTGCGCCGTATGGGCCTTGAGCGTTTTATCCGCACGAAAGAGGAAGTGAACAAGGAAGCGGTCCTGGCGGAGCCGGATGCGGTGAAAGGGATTGCCGGTATTAAGGTGAATAAAGGCGCTGAAAGTTTTTATGTCGAGCCTTTTGAACAGGACGCCGGACTGAATAAATAACACCGCATTAATCAATTAAATATCACTTCGTTTTAATTATGGCGCTCGCGTCAGGGGACTGCCTGCGCCTGTAAACTGAAAATAAGGAACAGGATATATGGCATATTTTTATTTCAAATTAGACCGTGTGCAGACAAATAAATATTTCACCAAATATCAACAGACTGTTTTACCGCTACGCAACAGTATTCTTCGGGCATTACTGAAAAATACAGGCGCTGCCGGATTGCGCTTAAAGCCGTTTGCCATGGACGTAATCAGTGAGTTTTATTTTTCTGGTGCTCTGCCTGCGGGCTGGCGTAAGCGCGATGATGTGGCTTTTATCGGGGACGGACCGTGCTTTATTGCCAGACCTGATGAGTCATGCCCTGAAGGTCCGGCGATTGCCGCAATGATTGAAACCGCTGAACGTGAGTTAAGAAAGCGTCCTGATTTCCTTGTCTGGCTCTGTGAAAAGCTGGGGGTAATGAGAATCCCCTCCATGTTTAACACGGACTCCTGGTGGACCCCGTCGCTCTCCCGTGATGCCCTGTGCGTGGTGTTTAAAGTAGGCGCTTATGGCAGGGAAATAAAAGGGTGTATTCCTGAAGAATGCCAGGAAATTAAACATTCTGAATATGTGGCGCTGACGGAGGAATAATTCATGATTGATGCAAAAGTGCTTGAAGGGGTTAAAAACTGGCTGAGTATTTACGGGCGTCTGACCTGCGGCATTCTGGCTGAAAAAATGAATATGCCGCCATCCTCGATGGTTTATTTTTTGCGTGATGCGGTCGATGCCGGGGTGCTGACGGAATGTAACGGTTTTTATGATATTCCGCGTCCCCGCCCGGTGCAGCCGGTTCGTCGCAAATGCAGCCAGGAAGGTGCGGCTGATGATGTTCAGTGGTGCAGCTTCAGAAAATCCCTGCCGTGGATTGAGGGGCATGATATTCCGTCGATGGCGTGGGAATTTGCTCAGGGCGTACTGACCTGCGAAACCGTTTATGTGGTGGTTGAAGTTGATGAGCAGGCCATGAAAGAAGGCGTGCCCCAGTTTGTGATGGCGTATATCGACATTCGCCTGGGTGTCATTATCTGCGGTTTAAGCGGCTGGAATATCACCGAACATGTTCTGCGTTACCTGATTGTTGACCGGACGGCTGCACCTGCCGGGATATCTGCGGAGGTGGCGTAATGTTCTTTAAAACATCAAACCCTTCCGCGCTGGCCGCGTGGCAAAAATATCAGCAGGACTGCCAGAAAGTTAAGGATGAGGCAAAACGCCTTGAGGCCGTGCTGAATGTTGCGTGCCGGTCGGTATTTGTATCCGGTATCAGTGGCTTTTGTTTTAAAGGGCTGCGCTTTATGGATGACAAATATCCTTTTCATCGCGACTTATGGCGAAAACCGACTGCGTCGAATGGCTGGAGCTGCACACCGCGCACATCACGTATTCCCAAAGCCCTGCGCGTTGCCTCTGACGAACTTAACAGTCTGTGGCGTGAATATTCGCCCGTCACGTATGCCAGAACCGATGCACTGTTGTTCTGGCTGGGTATTGACTTCTCAGCAATATTGCATGGTCCCGTGAAGTGGTTCTGCGTTGACGATGTTATTTACCTTCAGTGCGAAGATGATTCCGCAAAACGGAAAATGACCGAAATTCTGTCTGATGAGTTTTATGCTGCCGAAAAGCGAGTCGGGGGGTGATGCATGATGAAATTACAACCCATGGGGAGAAAAGGCCGTGCACCCGCTCATGTTCGCGCATGGACACCTGAAGAAGATGCGCTGCTGATTGCGCTTTATCCATCCACCCCGGTTAAGGATATTGCTGTCAGGATAAAAAGAAGTTTCTGGGGTGTACATAACCGGATTGTTTTATTACGCGGTACTTACCCGGAGTTGCTCAAATGCAAACGCCTCAGATTTAAACCTGATGAAGATAAATTTATCCGAAAAAATGCCAGGACGATGACCGGTAAGCAAATAGGAGAATATCTGGGGCGAGACCGGGATTCTGTCCACAATCGGGCGCGATATATTGGCGTAAGCATGAAAAAATACGGAGAATTACTGCCTTTTACCCGCATACCTGACGATGATGTTCATCTTATTCGTGAATTACGGGATGCTGAATCACCACGGCGTCTTACCTTTAGGGAAATCGGCGAGAAATTTGAATTATCCGAGGGCACGGTGAGTTTTATTTATCACCGTCGTCGGACTGCCGAAGATGTTGTATTACGGGAGTTAACGACATGATAAGGAGACTTGTTTTTTTCGCAATTATCGTTCCTGTGTGGGGGGTTGGTTTTATATTTGCGGTTACAGGAAATCTGTCCATGATGCCGGATATATGGTTCTTTATCAGGATGTCGCTCTTCCTGTTTATTATGAATCTTCTTATCGACATATATATCCGTATTACTGGAAAACATAAATGAGAAAAATCACGACCTTGTCAGAGTTACAGGAGATGAATATGAGTATTGAATTAAGATCGTCTTATGAATATCGTAAAATTCTCATCGCCGGAGGCATGAAACCGGAAGATGCAGAAAAAATCGTTTCTTTTATGGATAAAGAATGTGACAAACGGGATATGCCAGAAATTATTATGGATGACATGATTCTGGATTCAGCCGTGGCGTTAAGTCCGTTATGGATTGTGCATTCTCTTGCTGAAATTGCCAAAGGCACCGATAAACAGGCAGCTGTTGCTGCCCTTCAGACGCTTAATGAAATGCGTATATCTCCACGCCCGACATTAATACATATGATTCTGTCCAGCATGGAGGATAAAGCAAATGAATAGTCTACCCGCTGGATGGGCGCGGCCACTAATGGCCAGGAAGCATCATTTTTTTAAAACAGGCGAAAATATCAGTATATGTGGACGGTGGTTATATCTGGCTCATAATCGCGAGCCGGATACATTTGAAAGCCCTGATGACTGTGCCGAATGCCGCAGAAGAGTGAATAAGGAGAAAGATAATGGACAATAGTTCTCTGTTGTTCTGGTGCTTATATATCACATCCTTTTTCGGCGCATTTGTTATTACCCGGTGGTTATGTCGAAAAATCATCTGCTTTTTTGATAAAAGACATCCGGTTGAACGGGCGGCTGATGCGCTCATTCAGCAGGCCATTGTGTTATATAGCGGTGAGTTTTTCTGCCGGATAACAACCAGAGATGGCTGGCACATAATGATTATTCCACCAACACACCATGCCCGGTGGGATGAGGCAGAAAAGGCTTTCCATGTCCGTAAAAAGGTAAATACGGTATGAGAGGAAAACTGATATCCGCCATTCATGTGGCAAAGCGCGAGCTTGCCCTGGATGATGAGACTTATACATCCGCGCTGCTGGCAGCCACCGGCAAAACCAGCTGCCGGGATATGTCACCGGATGAGTTATCCCGCGTGCTGGATGTTTTCAAAAAACGCGGTTTTAAAGTGCGTCAGAACCCGGTTAACCGGGCCTTAAAACCGGGTACGGTGACCGCCAAAATTCGCGCCATCTGGAAGGTGATGCACCGGCAGGGCTTTATCACCGATGGTGCGGAAACCGCCCTTAACCGCTGGGTGAAATCGCAGACGGCCGCGCAGAACGGCGGCGAAGGTGTGGCAAACTG